AAATATAGCAACTAAAGTGGAGTCTGAAGCAAACGATGAGGGCCTGGACTATTGGCCTGATGATTGGGAAGATGAAGAAGGGGAAGAATGGGAGGGCTAAGCTATGAAGATTACAAAAGCAGTCAGCCCGGCATTCGAGGACTTTCTATTTGATTGGGACTATGAACGATATTTGCTTATTGGTGGTTATGGTTCAGGTAAGTCATATCACGTTGCATTCAAGATAATCTTAAAGCTGCTTGAAGAAAAGCGTAAAGCTTTGGTCGTTAGAGAGGTATATGATACCATTCAAGAATCTTGTTATGATTTGATTTGCGAGATACTTGATGATATGGGGCTATTGACTACTGACCCCAAAGAATTTAAGCGAAGACAAAACAGAGTCCTGGCATTGAAAAGCCCGCTAAGATTCAGGTTCAAGAATGGTAGTCAGATAATCTTTAAAGGAATGGACAAGCCTGAAAAGGTAAAGTCTATCAATGGTGTTTCCATTGTCTGGTTGGAAGAGTGTTCTGAGATTAAGTATGAAGGTTACAAAGAATTGCTTGGTCGTATTCGTACGCCAAATGTAAGTATGCACTTTATCTTAAGCTGCAACCCTGTCGGAAGAGACAATTGGGTATATAGACACTTCTTTGTAAGACTGGATGACGAAGGCCAAGAGCATATAATGGTGGATGAAGATAAGTTCTACGAAAAGAGATGTCTCATTTACAATGGAACATATTATCATCATAGTACACCCGATGACAATCCTTGGTTGCCTTGGCAGTATATAAAACGGCTGGATGACCTTAAGAACTATGACTATCCATTGTATAGAGTAGCTCGTTTGGGAAGATTCGGTGCAGCCGGTACGAGAGTATTACCACAGTTCTTAATTGCAAAAGATAAAACTAAGTTTAAGCAAGCCATTGAGAAACTTGGCCCAGAGAATCAGTACTTTGGTTTTGACTTTGGTTTTGAAGATTCATTCAACGCTGTTGTCAGCATGAGTGTGGATTTGAAGAACAGTATCTTGTATATATGGGATGAAATCTACATGAATCATGTGACAGATGATGTGTTTGCAAATCAACCAGAAATGCAAGCCCTAAAGAAGCGATTGAATGACTTGAATAATGCAGGTTATAACAAAATGATTGTGGCAGATAATGAGGACCCTAAAGCAATCACTTACTACAGGCAAAACGGATTCAGAATTCGTGCTTGTAGAAATAAGTTTGCAGGTTCGAGATTGTCTAACACTCGTAAGGTAAAACGATTCAGAAAGATTGTGGTTAGTCCTAAATGTAAGAATGTTATAAGAGAGTTAAAGGACTTGACTTACAAGAAAGATGCAAAAGGAAATGTTATCTATGACCAGTTTAATATTGACCCACACTCTTTCTCAGCTATCTGGTATGCGCTTGATACAGTGACAGTTGCTGATGTTAAAGATAAGGACTTCAATAGTAGAGCTGGCTGATATTATGAAAGGAGGAACAAAACATGTTCAAGAATAGTGTTTTTAAGCCTAATGTGAATACCGTTAAGTGGTTCAAAGCTGCTGGTGTTCGTGCAATCAAAACTGTTGCTCAAACTGCTATTGCAACTATTGGTGCTTCTGCTACTATGGGCGAAGTGAATTGGGCAATGGTTGGTAGTGCTAGCTTGCTTGCCGGTATTGTAAGTATCTTGACTAATGTTGCTGGTATTCCTGAAGTAAAGGAAGGTGAGTAATATGGCTAAGCGTGGTGACACTAAGAAAGGTAAAGGAGGAAGTTACAATGGGATATACAAATAGTCCTTTGGTAAGTTATACAAAGCTCAGCCCAAATCATTCAGGGCAGAGAACACATGCAATTGACCGTATTACTCCACACTGTGTAGTTGGTCAGTGCAGTGTAGAAACTCTTGGCAATATTTTTGCTTCAAAAGAAAGACAAGCATCATGCAATTATGGTATTGGTGCTGATGGACGAGTTGGAATGTATTGTGAAGAGAAGAATCGTTCTTGGTGTAGTTCATCTAATGCAAATGACCAGAGAGCTGTCACAATTGAGTGCGCATCTGATATTACACCTCCATATGCATTTAAAAACGTTGTATATAACAAGCTTATTGAACTATGTGTAGATATTTGTAAGCGTAATGGTAAGAAGAAGCTGCTTTGGCTTGGTGATAAAAGCAAGACATTAAACTATAAGCCTAAGTCAGATGAGATGGTGCTTACGGTTCATCGTTGGTTTGCAAATAAGAGCTGTCCTGGTGATTGGATGTATCAGAGAATGGGTGACCTTGCAGCTAAGGTTACTGCTAAGCTTGGCGGTACAACTGTTGAGCTTGAGAAACCTGCAGCAAGTGGTACACTTTACAGAGTTCAGGTTGGTGCTTATTCTAAAAAGGAAAATGCAGACAATCAGCTTAAAGCTGTAAAGGCAAGAGGATTCGATGCATTCATCACCCAGGTTGATGGATTGTATAAAGTGCAGGTTGGTGCATACAGTGTAAAAGCAAATGCCGAAGCTCAGCTTGCCAAAGTTAAAGCTGCTGGTTTTGATGCATTCATCACAACTAAAGCAGGTACAGCTGCAAGCACACCGGTAGTTGAATCACTTAATGTTGGCGATAAGGTAAGACTTCAGAAGGGTGCACCTTGTTATGGTAAGTCTACCGGCTTCGCGTCTTGGGTGTATGATTCAACTCTTTATGTAAGAGAAATCAAAGGTTCCAGAATCGTTATTTCAACTCTTAAATCTGGAGCTGTAACAGGTGCAGTTGATAAGAAGTATCTTACAAAGATTTGATTAAGGAGGTAATGGAAGATGGCTAGTGAAGAGGCTAAGGTCATTGAGGCCGAAAATAGTACAGAAGTCTTGACAGCTTTCAACCGTATTCCTTATGCATTGATAAACGCAGAAGTTTCAGATGCAGCAAAGGACACATTGGACGAGCTGACACAAATCTGCAAATACTATAAAGTGTATAAGAAAGGTGCAAATTTTACTGTTGAGGGTACGAACGGCGATTATGTGCCTGCCAAGCTTAATTATAAGATGGCCGCATCCCTTATCAATAAGGAAGCGAGATTCCTCTTTGCTGAGCCACCTGATATTACGGTTGAGCCGAAAGGCGATGTTGGTAAGATTACCGAAGATGCAAAGAATGCATTGACAGTTATGAACGACTTGGTTAAGACAATCCTTGATAAGAACAACTTTGAGGAAGCCCTTATCAAAGCAGCTAAAGATTGTTTCATTGGTAAGAGAGTTGCAGGTTTAGTAAACTTCAACGAGGAAGATGGTGTAACTGTAACATTCTTGCCAAGCACACAATTCTTATATGACACAAAGATTGGCAACCCAAACATCATCACTAAGTTTGTGTGTTTCATCGTTGTTAAAGACAGCATCACATTAAGCGATAAAAGAATCTTTAAGAAGAAGTTTGAACTGATTGACGACGAGGTCTGGTTGGAAGAAGCCATGTATGATGGAGCAGGCGGATTGATTGAAGAGATTACTGAGAAGCAACCTACTTTGATGCCAATGATTCCTGTAAGCATTTTCATCAATGATGGTTTAACCGGTGAAGAACAAGGCGAATCTGAAATTGACTTACTGCAAGAATATGAGCAGTGGTATTCTAAACTGTCAAATGCAGATATTGATGCAGAGAGAAAGAGCATGAACCCAACTAAGTATGTTGTGGATATGGAAGCTAACTCTACGAAGAAGCTTTCCACCGCAGCAGGTGCTTTGTGGGATTTAGGGTCAGACCAGAACTTGGATAAACCTAATCCGATGGTTGGTTTACTTGAACCGGGTATGAATTACAGTGAAGCACTAAAAACTTCATTGGATAGAATCAAAACTGCTGGTTATGAGCAAATTGATATGCCGAACATCACACTCGAATCAATGCAAGGTGCAATCACATCAGGCAAGTCACTTAAAGCAATATACTGGCCTTTGATTGTAAGGTGCAAAGAAAAGATGAAGATGTGGGGGCCTCAGCTTAGGAATCTGGTGCATATCATTATTCAAGGTGCTTTGGTTTACCCTGATACAGTTTCTCGGTATACAAACGACAACATCGCTCCAGTTGATTATGAAATCAAGGTTGAGCAAAACACACCACTGCCTGAAGATGAGCTTGAAGAAAAGAACATGGACATCTCTGAAGTAGAGTCCAAGGTAATGAGCAAGAAAGCTTATATGAAGAAATGGCGTGGATTAACCGATGACGAAGTTCAAGAGGAACTCGAGCAGATTGCATTAGAACGACAAATGCTTGAAGACAGTTCTTTTAGTGGTGTTACAGAAGATGTGCCGCCATATGGTGAATAATTAAAAGGAGGAAGCCGCTATGCCAGTTAATAAACTGATATTTAAAGATGCTGAAAAAGCTAGAGATGCCATAACGGCTTCTCAAAAGAAAGAGATTGCAAAGCTCTATGAAAATTGGGCAGCCGAGATTGGTGAGAGAGCAAAATACTACTCTCACAAATTTGCACCAAGTTATGCAGTTGCAGAACGTCAAATGAAAGAACTCATGAAACAAATGGAAGCAACAAGTCATGAGGTTGCAAATGAAATATATACGGGTGTAAAAAAGAATATTTATCTTGTAGCAGATTCAGTTGTTCAGCAAAATGTCGAGTGGCTCAAATCATTAGGCTTTGCTGGTGATACTCTTGATGCTGCTTTCAATTATGTACCAGATGAAATTGTAAGAAACATAATTACTGGTCAAATCTACGATAGTGGTTGGAGCTTGAGCAAAAGAATCTGGTCTGATAATGAAGATACCATGAAAACAGCATACCAAATAGTTGCTGGTGGTATGGCTCAAAATAAATCAATATATGAGATTGCTAAGGACCTTGAAAGTTATGTTGAGCCTGGTGCAAAGAAGCCCTGGAATTTAACGATGAAAGATGGTCGTAAAATCTATCCAAAGCAAGTTGATTATAATGCACAACGCTTGGCAAGAACACTGGTCCAACATGGGTATCAGCAAAGCTTTAAAGCCACAACAGAAAAGAATCCATTCATTGAAGCATATAAGTGGAATGCAAACGGTTCAAGAGTTTGTGATTTGTGTATGGAAAGAGAAACGACTAACATACATGGGTTAGGGCCTGGAATCTACCCCAAAAACCAGATGTCAATGGACCACCCAAATGGAATGTGTACGATGGAGCCTGTTGTAGTTGATAACTTAGTCGACCAACTGGCAGATTGGTTTAACAGTCCTGATGGCACATATCCTGAGATTGATGCTTTTGCGGGTAACTTCGGTTATGAAGGTGTTCCTGCTAAATCTGTGTCAAAAATAGTGCTTCCGACAGAGGAAGAAATTTCGGCTGTTAAAGAATACACGACGGGAAGTTATAATGGCATAAATGGTTATCTACGAAATGGATATGCAATAAATAAAGAAGTTGTAAAAAGCTTGGTAGAAAATATTGACAATTTCATAGAAAAATCACCCGAAGTTAAAACAAGCTTAACTGTTTTTAGAGGTACAAGACCTGAGGAGTTAGGATTTTCTGGTAAATTGAATGAAGCAAGTGCAGAATCGCTCGAAAGAACTCTAAAAAGAGAGGGTTTAATAAACAAAGGGTTTTTAAGTACATCTACGGAAGAGTTAGACGCATATAATAATGGTGTCATCATGAACATAAAAATTGAAGAAGGTGCAAAAGCTGCGAATATTTCAAAGCTAAGCAACGTTGAATGGGAAAAAGAAGTTTTACTTCCTCGAGATGTAAAGTTGGATGTTGAAAGCGTAGTTTACGATAAAAAGAAAAAGTCTTTTGTTGTAACCGCAATTTATAAATAAGTGTGTACATCATCGTGGTTTTGCGATATAATATATTTAAGAGGTAATTGAATAACCTCTAATATCTAATAAATTCTTAGGAGAGATAAAAATGAAAAAGTACAAAAATTACGAAGCAATCTACTACATCTTGAGAGGAAGTAGCGATTCACAGCTTAAAAAGCTTTATGAAGCATATACCGGAATTGATAGTAAAAGCCCAGAAGGAATGTATATTGATTGGGCGATGGAAGTCGTTACTGCAATGGCAGAATCTGATGGACTAACTGAAGATGAAGTGAATGAAGCATTAGATTGGTAAATGACTAAATATATTAAGAGCAAGGTATAAACTTTGCTCTTAATATTTATGAAGGGGGTGCACATAAAATTAAAAGTCTAAAAAGTAAAATAGCAGGTTCAGTTTATGGATTCGCAATAGGTGATGCAATGGGTGCCACAACAGAGTTTATGCACCCTCATGAAATCAAAGCAAAATATGGTAAGGTTACCGAAATCATTGGTGGTGGCTGGTTAATGTTAAAACCAGGGGAAGTTACTGATGATACTCAAATGACAATGTGTGTTATGGATGCAATTATGAAAGCCCACGAATCCGAAACGTTTGATTGGCCAACCTTTGGAAAATTCTGCTCTGATAATTTTATTGAGTGGTATCTTAATGAGCCAAAAGATATTGACAGTCAATGTCGAAAAGGAATAACCTCTTTAATGAATAATGAGGAACAACCTCATGACAAAAATGCATTAGGAAACGGAAGCCTTATGAGGGCAATGCCTTTAGCTTTAATGGGGCCAGAGTTTGAAGATTGGAACACATATCAAGGTAGGTTTACCCATAATAATCTGAAGTGTTCCAGAATGATTCTAGATTACTCCAGATTGATTCAAAGTTATCTTAATGGGGAAATATATATCCCAAAAGAAAATGTCACCAGGGGGATTCTGGAACCCACAGGACATGTATGGAACACCTACAATAATGCCGTATATTGGTCCAATAAGGATTCATTCAAAGAGGCAATCGTTGGGGCTGTAAACAATGGCGGTGATGCAGACACGATAGCAGCTATAACAGGTAGCATAACAGGTGCAAGATTTGGAATTGAGGAAATCCCAGAGAAATGGTTAAACGCAATAGACCCTGAGGTAAAAATATTTCTAAAAAAGTTTATAAATTTTGTAATTTCCTATGTACAAATCTAATGATATATGGTATAATAAAATAAGGATATAGGAGGAACATTTAATGGGAATTTTATCCGAAAATGGAATGTCATTGTTAGTTGAGTGTGAAGATTGCAGAGACAAATTTGAAATTAACTCTAAAAACGGAACAATGCATTTCAAAAGAAAATACGAAATAAACGGGCAAACAATATTTCTTTCATATTACGATTGCCCCAAGTGTAACCGCAGACATTATGTTCAAATCGACTCCACAAAAACATTAAATGAAATGAGAGAGATTGAACATCAAATCGCTAAGTTAGCAGCTGCCAAAAAGAAGGGCAAAATGGTTCCACAAAAACAATCGGCAAAATTCAAGAAATCTCGAGAGCACCTGACTCAATCCAGGAATGAACTTATGAAACAATACACCGGTAAGCTGATTCACGACAGTGAAACGGATACTGACTTTGAACTGAGATTCTCGGTGTAAGTCAAAACCAAACGTGAATAACAATTATGAGTTTATCTTGATTGCCGTATGAATAAGTTTGTACAAGCATTTGCTTGGAATACGATAAGTTTATCAAATATAATCTACCGTGAGAAAAACACGGATAATCGAAAGGAGAAACTAAAATGGCTGAAGATGTAAAAAAGGATCTCGAGCTTGAGGATGAAGAGGGCAAGGGTGCTGACAACCAGGATAACGAGGGTGAAGCTGGAAAAACTGGTGACGATAAATCTAAAACTGGTGAGAAAAAGGATGACGAAGGAAGTAAAGCTTCTGGTAAGACTTTTACACAAGACCAGGTTATCAAGATGATGACCAAAGAAAAGAATCAAGGCCGTGCTGCTGCTCTTAAGGAACTTGGTATTGACCCAAAAGATACCAAAATGGTAGCGATGGTCAAAGCAATGATTGATAGTCAGAAAACAGATGACGAGAAGAATGCTGAAAAGCAATCTGAAGAGGCTGCAAAAATTGCTGAAGCAAATCAGCGTGCTCTTATTGCCGAAGCTAAAGCCGAGGCAATGCAACTTGGCGTAAAAACCCAGTTTGTTGAAGATGCTGTTACTCTTGCATTGGCTAAGATGACAGAAGACGCTGACCTTAAAACTCTTATTGGTGAACTCAAAACAAAATACCCCGTTTGGTTTGGCGAATCCGATGAAAATGATGACAAAGCTGACAAAAAGGGTAAGGCTGGCCAAAAGGGCACAGGTTCCTCTGTTAAATCTGATAAGGGCAAGAAAGAAGACGAAGACAAGGGGCTTGGTGCAAGACTTGCAGCTCAGCGTAAATCAAGCACAGCAAAAACGAGTTATTGGGGCAATAACAAGAAATAATTTTAAGGAGGACAAAACAAATGCTTAATAAGTCTGGTATTACAAAGACCACTTTGACCGCGCCTAAGCAGATTCTTGCAAATGTTGAATTGCAAGCTTCTGTAGGGTGCATTGTTCCTGAATCTTTGGGTGTTACAATTGGCACCAAGAAGATTGCTAAAGCAGGAACGCCGATTAACATCAACTTGCAGAATTTGCAGGCTGTTATTAAAGCACCTGCAGCTGCCACTACCGAACCTGT